TATCACCAAATTGTTCAATCTGATTTTGCAAGATTGTTTGAAGCTGTATTAGCTCTCTTGCTTGAACCGCATATGCGGGTTTAAACAAAACTCTATAGAATTGATTCTCCTGGTCGAAGTCATCGAAGTATGGAGAAATGTTTAAATTTGTATTAATTGGCATATGTTTATCTCTCTTAGAATTGCAAGACCAGTTTATATTCTTCTCTTGAAGCGGCGGATCTATTTAATGGAATGATATCTTCCATAAAGTATACTTCACCTGATCTTTGAACATAATCGGACGTTATTACATTATCGGCTGTCGGAGTATTTATATTAATTGTCTGACCGGACGAAGTGAACAAAGGTAATGATGTGTCTAATGATACCGATGTTCCTGGCTGGTTTTGATATGAACCCATATACTCTGAAATGTAAATTGTGTTGGCAGTACTATTAACTTCATGGACTTTACCAACGAATACGGTTTCTTGGCTGTTATTAACTTGCGTTAGTGTATCATTAACAACAGCGGCAGCCCATTGGTCAGATATAATAGAAATCCTGTTATCAAATACCGACGGTGCAGTATATGACGGATCAGTGTTTGCCCACTCAGGGTTTTTAACAACACCAATATATGAATAACTATTTGTTGCACCGATTTGGGCATTATCTGTTTCTGTGATATATCCGTAAAGTAATACGTGGCGGGAATGCAGTTCGTTAAGAAAGTTTGTTGCGTGCCCATTTGTTGGTGACAAGATAGGTCTTAGTTCCGCACGAACATCAATAGATAAAGCATCCTCAGGTTCAAAGTCATATAATGGATCAACAACTCTTGCTGATATACTATTATATCCTGTACCTGCTTCAATAATATTAATTTTGGTAATTGAGTTATTTACGATTGTTGGGATTGCTGCTGCACCTGTTCCATCACCATTGATTTCAATCTTTGGGAATATTTGAAAACTTGCTGAATCAACAACACCGTCAAATTTTGGATCACCTACAACAAAAACTGTTGCTTTTTGTGTTGAAGCATTATATGAATAAGATCCAATATCATATAAAAAGCTTTGGCCGTTAATGTTAGTAACGTAAATTGCCATACCCGCATAATAATCTGCGATTTCCTGCAATGTTGAACCTGTTATAATAAGTTCACCCGCTGATAAAACACCATCTTCAGCAATAACACCATTTTCATATGGATAGCCGTAATTGCCTACAATATTTTCAACAAAGATTTGGTCGACCTTTGATCCTGTATCAACATATGACGCATTTGCAGTTGGGTCAACATCAAAGTCACCCATAATAGGAATATAACCGACCGCATTATATGCTTCAAACTCTGATTGTGTTAGTGCATACATAAATTTCCATACATAACCGTCAGCAGTTTCATAAATTTGATTTGGTGTAGCTGCTGAATAGTTTGGAGGGGTATCAACTTCAGCAAGTTCGTTATTATATAGGCATTTATAAATTCTATAATCACCTGTATCATTACTTGTCGGACCAACAACGGCATAAAACTTTTCACCATCAAGGTTAACACGGTCATCATATTGAATATAAACTTGACCTTTTTGCCAAGGATAATATTTAATTAAATATTTTACGTCATCGTTAGAAATTTCTTTACCGAATAGTGTTTTTTCAAGAAATAAGTTTTTATTATATTGTGAGTCGACCGCGGACAGCCTATTAAGCCCAGTTGTAACTGAGGAAACAAAAATATAAAAATCATTTGCCTGAATGTCGTCTTTAAACAACCTCAGTGTATCGGTATTTAAATTTGATGTAAGTACTTCTGACATTTGTTCACTTCCACTTTTTCTTATTTATATACAATTGGCTTATCCTCTTTTCCTAACTCGACCACGCGGCCAAACAATGGAGGCCGTCGGTCTTGGTTTGAAATTTACCACCGGGAATGATTTACCAGCTGTAGGTCTTTGATTAATCCAACGTAAAATTTTATTAGGTGCACCTTGAAGGCTATCGGTATCCATTGGATCATCTGCCTCAGTATCAAACATCTCATCGTATGTTGAAACTGTGTCTAACCAAGCTTGTGCTTCTGTTTGTGTCATATTAGGATCTTGTTGAGCAAGTATAGCTAAAACACCTGCAACTTGTGGTCCCGACATACTTGTCCCTTGATATTTACCAAGCCTATAAGTACTGTTTCTGGCATCAGCACCATAACCACTATGCAATGATGATTGAATAGCTTCACCAGCAGCAAAGATATCAACCTGGCTTCCACAGTTTGAAAAGATTGCTTTATCTTCAGCTACGTTATTTGACATTGCGCCTACGTTAATTGCATTAGCAAATCCTGCACCTGATCCTGTGCCTCGGTGTAGATACCAAAAATAATTAGAGCCATTGTAAGTCATATAATATGAGTTATTATAATCTTGATCTGTAGATTTAACTGTTTTCCATGCATCATTACCTGCCGAACAAACAACTATAATTCCATCATCAATTGCGTCTTGTATATCAGCAAACCTTGATGTGAAATAGTTTGGTATAGAAAAACCTGACTGCGATGAAGCATAAAATCCACGGGCCTGCAATTCCGCAGCAGTTAAATCACGCCCAGGATTAAAATCAACACCACGGAAATTAACACGAGTTACTAAACCTGTATTATAATCTCCTGAATAACCAACTTCAATTGATGATCCATAACTGTGATTTGATATTGTTGGATTTTTTCTACCTGTTATGGGATTGATTGGTTTTGTATTATGCCATTCTCTCATATAATCCCAAATATTTACGCCGCCGTTTGGGTTTGTACCATATGGGCTAATATTATAAACATTAGCATCTCGTGCCCAACCTTGAGTATTACCTGCAACGGTTCCACCACAATGACATCCATGGTTATTATCATTTCTATCCGCGGCATTTGTATAAGAACCTGAACGATCGTATACATAAGTTCCTGAACCGCCGTGTGAAAACCAGTTTTCTTGAACAACTCTACTACCGCCAGTACCGTCTGGATTTACTGCAAACTCTGGGTGGGCTGGATCAATATGACCGTCTACAATTACAACATCAACATTTTTACCTGAGGAAGTAATTTCTACATTATCAACTACAAGGCTTGTCCCAGGATCACCCCAATTGCTTCTATTCAATTCTTCAACGTGCCGTAGCAAACCCCAGTTAGTGTCACCACTATCAAGATTAAAGTCCTTGGCAAAATCACCATTAGTAATTTTATATGCTGGTTTTGTTGTAAAGTCAATCAATTCTTTTAAGTCGAGATCCCAAACTCTTGGATCTTGTCGGATCAAATCAACTTCATCATCTTCAAGCATATAATGAGTGTTCCGACTAATTGGTCGTTTATCAGAACATTGGACAGCTCGCCCGGGAATATAAAGTTGACCTCCGGGTGTTTCCATATCTTCATAGAAACTTTCAAGATCATTTTTATTATGAAGTGTGATAATCCACTCTTTCATATTCTTAACTCTCCAATTGAAGAACAGTTAATGTAACTGCGACATTTTGAGTACCACCTGATTTATTTGTAACCGTGGCATAGATATCTGTACCTGTTGAACAATAACCAATAACTGCAGGACCAAAATCTACTTTCTGTCCCGCGGTTGTAATTACCTCGGCAATAACCCCAGCATCTGGTGTAGGATCGGTATTGATAGTTCTAGTTGAATCTGATGAACGTGCAGTCGTGTCGATATATAATCTAACCCATGCCGCGTGAGATGTTTCAATTGAATATAATGCATAGCCTTTAAATCCACTAATAGTTAAATTTGTTGTTGCTTCATCTGCAAGTGATGATGCCGTCGCAGCTTTTGTTGTTCTTGTTTGTAGTGAACTACCGCCACCACCACCAAGATCTTCAGCATTTGCGAGTTCAACCCACGCACCGGCATGAGCATAGTATGCTGCGCCCGTTCCGTGTACGTGAGCAAACATACCGTGATAACTACTAGCTGCAGGTAAATCACCTATTGCATCATAGACGTTACCAAACAATACTTTTTTCCCGCCCATATCCAAATCAGCACCAACGACCGCAGTAATTGCATCATTGGCAGTAAAGGTTGAACCGCCGCCTGTTTGGTTAACGAATGTAAATGTTCCGTTACCATCCGTGGAAAGTACTTGATTATTTGATCCGTCGGTAATACCTAAACTCAAAAGTCCCAATGTTTGGAACGTGAAATTTGCACCGCCGTTTGTTGTTAATACTTGACCGTTTGTTCCGTCAGTAATACCCAACCCAGTTAATGATGTTGGAACAACAATTTCATCCAGTCCATCATATAACTCAGTAAAGTTGCTATTAGTTTTTTGGAACGCGGTCCTTAAAATATCACCTGTTCCGTCATTGGCGCTTGCGCCGACGCCGATAATTTGCTTGACCATCTCTATCTCCTATAGCTTTATGCTATTTATCCGTTAACTATGTCAACTGTTATTACACCATTGTCTGCTGTTAGTACCGCGGTATCAACTCGAATACTTTGATCCCCAACAATTTGACCTGGACCAACAACAGGATCACCACCTGGTATATAATCTTCAGTAATGTTAAACCCAAACCGGTGCGTTACAACTGCACTAAATTCTTTTTGCCATGAAAACTTATCAAACATTTTTGTCCCGGCAAGGTGGACACTGTTTCTTAGTGGTTCTTCATATGTTTCCCTTGATACAACAGATTGGATCTCATATGAATATTCTTGGTAATAATCTGAATCTTGCAAACGCATTGATGCGTCAAAGTATTTTAAAGTACCTGCTTGATTTTGTTCATAACCATTTAAGTGTGAATTCTTTTCAGCCCAGAAACCTGATGTTGTACCTTGAGTTCTTGCTGATGCTGTACCTTTTGCTTGAATCACGCCGTCATCATCTGTGATAAAGACAGACTCATTATCAACATATCCAAGGCCTGAATTATAAACATCAACCGCGGTAATTCTACCTCTTGTGAAAAATGTTTCAGTTTCCATGTCGGCGTTTTCACCAGCTTTTTCTGAATCATAATCACGGTATACTACAAGTGGCGTATAGTTGTTACCTTTATGCGTAATAACATTTGTGCTATCAAAACCGTAATACGAATATGCTCTTACATTAAGATATGACTTTTGAGAATTAACACCAGTAATAATTCCACTCACGCCTGAAGCTGTTTGTGTAATTGTATCACCGACTGAAAATCCTGAGCCAAATGTAGTAAAAGAAATAATCTGTTCAAACCTATCAAAGATATTTGTTGTGTAATCTCGAATGATTGCAAATGCATCATTGGTATACTCTTCACCTGGGTTAATGTTGATAAATTCGTTAATCGTTCCCATTTCAAATGCTTGAAGTGCAAATGCCTGATTAATCGGTGTTGCTAATGTTACGGGATCGGCAGTACCTGACATTGGTTGCAGTGCAGGTGGTACGGTATTATAATTTGTACTATTAATTAAAACATTCGTAAAGTCACCAATAATATCAGTAATCAGATTAACTGTTTCTATATTTGACAATGACCCAACTTGAACATCGGTTGCAGGTGTATTATTTTCAGGTAGGATTGGTCCAGGGGATGTTGAGTTTTTAGCAGAAACTGTGAGAACACCAGGAAGATTAAAATTAATTGCTCTATCGTTTGTTCCAATTTCTCTTGATATATCAAAATTGTCACCCGGGTTCATTCTTACACCAACCGCGTTTGCATTTTGACCTGTAACAGTACCAACGTTTGATGCAGTATCGGTAAGTGTTTCACCTACAATAAAATCTAAATCTGGGTTTGGTAAAACAATAACTTGATCTGAAACTAACAGGCTCGTACCTGCAATTGTATAACCCCAACCGCCGTCAGTTAAGTTATATTGTATTTCACCTTTTCCGATATCAGAAACTTCAGTAACAATAACTTTACCAGCAACACCAAGATCACTTTCTACATTGTATAACTGTCCGACTAAATTTCCTTCTGTCCCACCGTAAAGAGTATCAATTTCAATATCGGAAAGTGATCCGTTAACACGGCCGAATGAAACTTCTTCACCGTTAATTTTAGCAACAATGTCATCGTATTTTTGAAACTGTCCTTTTGGATTATTGATATAAACAATAGGAAGGATTGTTCTGTTTAATAGAATAAAGTTAATTTTATCAACAACCGCTTTAGCACCTGATACGGCACCACGAATGTTTTTATTAATAACATCAGAATAAGAATATACTAATCCTTCGGCACTTGTAAAGCTACCATTATTTGGGATCATTTGTAGATAAGTACCATTCTTCCATTGAGAGTCTGATACTTTAAACATATGCTTTGCGGGATATTCAACCTTTGCATTCTCGGCATAAAATATTCTAAAGAATAACTTAATGCCACCTTCAGTACCTTTTGCTCGGTATAGATCAAGGATATTTTTTACAATAAACCGTACCTCGGCATTTGGCATAAGAGGCAGATCTTGTAGGAATGTCTTTTGAAAAAATACCAGCATTTCCTGAATAGTTGTTGTAATATCACGGTATTCAAACATACGACGAGAATTATACGTCGCATTATTTGTTTCAGTTTCAAGGAACCTGTAATAATCTTCAACTAATTGAATGAGTTCCTGGCCATCTTCACGATAAATGCCAGGAAACTGTTCCTTAATTCTAAATGCTATGTTTTTTTCTATTTCAGACATTAGTAACCGCTGCTCCCGCTACTCGAGGTTGTTGTTGTTCCTGTGGCCACAGTTGTTGCGGTTGAGCTCTCATCAATAATATTAACTGTTACGTCAGTGTCACGGATTGTAAACAATCTACCTTTAGGTGCTTTAATATCATTTCGTTTTGTTTCAGCAATAATTTTAATTGCTGATCCTGTATAACCATCTGTCTTAAAGCCAATTAATTTGATTTCACCTGTTGTATAATTCACTGTACCAAGGTTTGGGATAACAACTTGCGGGTTATTAACATCAGATGTAATCATTTGAATTTTACCAGCACCGTCATCTTGTAGATAAACATTAACACTATCGTATGAAAAGGTTCCACTAATAATGGATGGTTTATAATCCGCAAATCCTGTTGTCAATTTAAAAGGATATGGTTTAATGATTTCTGCTTCAAACTTAAACACTGGGTTTTCTGAAATATTCAACGCTGGCGAATATTCAATATATGGACAAGCAATTACTTTGTTACTCAAAATTGAAATGTCACTTGCATCAATTTCAGATGATAGCATTGACAATCTCAACCTTTTATTAAAGTCATCGAGATTAACTGTGACGTGAGATGAAATGACATTACGGATAATAGTTTCAAGTTCACCTACTGACTTACGAGTAATCTTTGCATTGTAATAAGCATTAATAGTTACATTTGAATATAAGTAATTTGTTGCTACGAATACAGGTTCAACTGCAAGTGGTGTTTTATCTTTTAAGTAATCAACATATGTGTTAGATAAGGTTGATGATAGCTGATCTTCACCTTGTCCCAGATAAATTGATATTGCAACTCTACCAAACTGCGGAGGATTTAATTCATCACCACCATATGCCGCAACTGCTTGGATTTCAGGAAATCTTTGCTTTAACAAAATTTCATAATCCGATGCTGTAATAGCACGTTCTTGAATTTGGATTGATTTTGGAGCAAAGTAACGAATGCTTTCAATTGTTTCTTGTTCAGCACCACCTGTTGCCGGCGCTACCGTGGTAACTGTTGTTGTACCAGTGTTTGTAACATTAATTGAGAACAAACTTGCACCATTTGGTTCTGTTCCTGAACAGATTCTATATTTAACACGGATATCTTGTGTTTCTTCCGGTTGCTTCCCAAACTTGTTATTACCAAAGTAAATAGTATATCGGCCATCGTAATATGGTTCAACATAAAATACTTCATCAAGTGGTCCTACACCAAAGATATTGTTTTTACGAATATATTGGTTTGCGTCATCACTTGCTTCGGCATCAACAAACACTGAAAGTGATTCGGTATCGGCATTTTCGTTTGAAAGGATAACTCTTAGTGTTCCGTCAACATCAACAAAGTAACCTTCTCTTTCAAAGCTTGTTAGCATTTGGCCTTCAAATATTTCTACATTTTCTGCAACAAAAACACCAGGCGCGGTTTTGCGAGCAACATATGCTTTATCAGAAACGAATTCGTAATTTACACCAAGATAAGATGTTGTAAATGCCGCATTCTCTTCAATTGTAATAGTTTGACCGATTACAGTGTTATCATTAATTGTTACGTTTACAATGGCACGTGCCGATGTTCTTGAACGTGGTAAATAATTCAATTCCTTGGCGTGTGAAATAACTGAGTTTCTCAATACCGCACTGTCAATAAACATCTCATTCATTGCCATATTGGTATAGAAGTTATTCTGATATGTGTTATATGAAAGCACATCCATTAAGACCGATAGGTTTGAACCATCAAAGTCATAATCTTTATATCGAGTTTGACCTTTTAAATAATTTTTAAGCTGTTGTTTTGAATTCTCAAAATCTAATTCCGTAATATTTAATTTAGCCATTTTATCTTGTCCTCTCTAGAAACACGCTTAGCGATACTGGCTGCTCGTCGTTCGTAACGTAAAATTCTATTGTGATTGCAACCTGATTTGAGTCAAGGTTTGCTGAAACAGTAACATCAATGAGTTCTGCCCGCGGTTCGTATAACTCAACAGTTGATCTAACCTGTTCTTCCATTAATCTAACGGTCGCAGGTGTTAGATTTTCAAAAAGCATTGCTCTTATATTGCCACCAAGGTTCGGTTGCATTAATCTTTCACCACGGTCAGTTAGTATTAAATTCCGTATTGATTCTTTAACTGCTTCGTCATCTTTGTTTAATGTAATGTCTGAAGATATTGGACTTAGTTCAAGATCCTTTTTAAAATCCTGATAAAGCGATATCTTTTTTGATTTTGCGGTTATTAAATTAACTACCATTTATCTGTACCATGTTGATGCCTGATTTCTGTCCCTGTGGTCTATATGCAAAAATGAACTCCCCGGTGGAGTGTATACTCCTAATCCCCAAAAACCATTTGCTTGCGCAATTCTCATTAATCTACTTCTACCCTCCGGGTAAGTTGGCCAATCTAAATCAAATGCAATCCCTGTGGTGTGCAATGAATTTATTGCTACGTTTTGTATCCCCACCACGTCTCTTAAATATCTGTTATATGCCGGTGACCTATATCCGCTTACTAATTGTACTTTTGGGCCATCCCATTCAATAAGTGTTCTCATTAATGCTACACGCTCGTTAAACTCCGTCATTGT